AACTCATATACTCGTGGAACAGCACTTGCGACACAAGATTTGACTGACGCAGATTTCACTATGGTAGTTACAGAAAGCAACTACTTCCAATTTGCTATTGACGATATTGAGGAAGCACACTCTTAACTTATGGGAGCTTTTAGGAGTAATCCTAATCGAATAACTAGGTGAATTGTCTGGGACACCCTAACGTAAAGACGAGGGCAATCAGCAGCCAAGCCGCACAGCGGAAGGTTCAACGACCATCTCGAAAGAGAGTAGGATCAAGTGATCCGAAGCGCCTAGCCCCTGAAAAATATCAGGGTGATGATATGGTCTTCTCTGCAAGGACAACTTGCAGCAGTTCATAAGAGAACGGACAAGTAATTAACGAAACTTGTTGAAAATACGGCATGTGAACTTCATCGATTTAGCAACTGACCGTGCAGGTTTTAAACTTCGTGATGCATTTGATCGTGAAGTGCTAGGCTATATGTCTGGTTGGAATTGGAACGGTTCTGCATGGGTTAGACGTACAGCATTAGACACAGGTGGATCTAAAGCTGACTCAAACGCAGGTAATGACGAATTGCTTGCAGCCAACAAATTAGACATCACTGATTTTGGTGGTTCTGATGTTGGTGGAGAGGCTGAAGTAACGTCTATTCCTCTAGCTGCAGGTGGTGGCGCAGGTGCGATCACTTCACCATTAGCCGTTATAGGCCGTATGGCTCGTTTAATGGACGCAGCAAACGTAGACACCGAAGGTAGATGGTGTATTGTTGACCCCGTCTTTAAAGAGCTACTTCTTTCGGAAGATTCAAAATTAATGAATGCCGATTTTGGTGGCGAAGGTGAAATAAGAAACGGACGTATGCCAGGTACTATTCGTGGTATGCGAGTATACGTTTCAAATAACCTTCCATACGAGTCAACAGGCCCAGGCACTTCAGCGGCTGCAGGTTCTGAAGCTGCCTACGGTGTTATGATTGCAGGTCACGATGCATCTGTAGCTGTAGCGGATCAAATTGCGAAAACTGAGAGCTTCCGTTCTCCAGACACATTCGCAGACATTGTCCGTGGTATGCAGCTTTATGGTCGCAAAATCTTGCGTCCAGAAGCTATTATGACAGCGAACTACAACTTAGCCTAACAGCTTTTGGGGGCAGGGCTACTTGCCCCCTTCCTTCTTCTAAGGATCACCCATGCCCAGTACTTTTTTAACACTCTGCAATATGACGCTTAGACGGTTGAACGAAGTGGAGATTGCACAGGCCGACTTCGGATCGTGTCGAGGAGTACAGGCTTTAGTTAAAGATGCTGTTAAAGCATCAATAGCAAAAATTAATCAGACTGAGTTTGAGTGGCCCTTCAATGCTGCGGAACATACACAAGTTCTTACCGCAGGTCAGACAGAATACGATTGGCCTTCTTTTTTTAAGATTGCCGATTTTAATACATTCCAGATACAATCTAATTCAAGCCTTAATATTGGTTTTAAAACACTCAAAGCCATAGAGCGTGACGAGTGGTACGCAAAGCATAGGGATGATGATTATACTGCAGGATCTGCAGGTAGAAGCGTACCTGACTTTGTGTTTGCCTCACACGGGCAGGGCTTTGGCGTAACTCCTTCACCTAATCAAGCTTATACGGTAAAATTTAGATACTTCCTAAACTATGCAAATCTTGTAGCGCATAGTGATCAGACTAGAATACCTGAAGCTTTTGATAACGTAATTGTAGATGGTGCTTTGTACCACTTGTACATGTTTAAGGATAATCTCGAAGCCGCAGGTGCAGCATTTACTGCTTTTTCTGCAGGAATAAAAGACCTGCAAACTCTCTACATAAATTCATACGAGTATGTACGGGATACTAGGATTAAGTTTTAATGGTAGATGAAATACAGTCCTTTAAACTGGTAAGTTCTGGTGGGCTTAATAGTAATCAAAATCATTTGTTTCTATCAGAGGCCGCATCTGGTGCAGCCACAAGGTTGGTAAACTATGAGCCAAGTCTTTATGGTGGCTATCGAAGAATAGAAGGATTTGAAGTTCTAGATGGCATAAACGTAGAAGTAGGTCAGGGAGTTGCAGAAGGGCCAGTTCTTTGCGTAGCAATTTACAGAAATGAACATTTAGGAAATCCTTACATAATTGCAGCCCGAAAAGATCAGGGCGCAAATACATATAAGTTCTATAAAAATGTGCCGCTATCTGGTTGGGTAGCAATGACTAACAGTCTTACCCTTAATACTACGGATAGTGTACGAACTGTTACTAAGATTAGACATGCACAATTTGACTTTGGTAATGGGTCAAAGATTGCTTTCGCTGATGGTGTAAATAACGCAATACTTTTCGATGGACTTAATTGGTATCAGTTAAGCCCGACAGGTGCAGGTACTTCAGTAAGTCCAGGTGGTACAAAGATATGTGCCGCCCCTGCATTAGTAGAAGTTTTTGAAAATCACTTATTTTTCGGTGGGGATCGAACTCAATTATCAGCATTACATCATTCGGTAGGTGACAACCCTTTTGACTTCCAAAATTCTGGTTCAGAAATACTTACTCCAGGTTTTAACATTGTCCAGATTAAGCCATTTCGTAACGATCTATTTATTTTTGGTGCTAACAATATCAAAAAAGCTGCACCCGACATTTCATCTGGAAATTTTGTAATAGATCAAGTCACTGCTAATGTAGGATGCATTGCAAGAGACAGTGTTTTAGAGGTTGGTGGCGATCTCATGTTTTTAGCCCCTGATGGGTTTAGACCAGTATCAGGAACCTCTAGAATTGGAGATGTAGAGCTAGAAACAATATCCAAGGCAATACAGGTTACCTTGGTAAACATGATTAAAAATTATGACATGGATACAGTAAATGGTGTTGTAATTAGATCTAAATCTCAAGTTAGATTTTTTGTTGGGGATTCTACAGAAACAGTCACAAACTCGTATGGCATTATAGGCGGTCTTGCTAGTGCAGATAGCGGAATTGCATGGGAGTTTGGAGAGCTTAATGGAATAAGAGCTTCTTGTACTACGAGTGACTACATAGGCAGGGAAGAATTTGTTCTTTCGGGAGATTATGATGGTAAAGTATATCGTCAAGAAAAAGGCATAAGTTTTAACGGAGCCGATATAACTTCAGTATACGCCACTCCATATTTAGATTTTGGAGACACTGAAGTTAGAAAAACCATGCGGAAGGTAAATACCTTCATTCGTGCAGAGGGACAAGTAAAACTCTTTCTATCTATGGCGTATGATTGGGGGGACTATAATACACAACGTCCCTCAAGTTATTCTCAGGAAAGTTTAGGTGGCCCCGTTGAATATGGGGGTCTGAATATAAACTATGCAGGTGCAAACGTCCTGTATGGGGGCAACTCAAAACCTATAATGACTACAGACGTACAAGGGTCAGGTTTTTCAGCGAGAGTTACTTTTGTGACAGTAGGTCAATCCCAACCTTTTTCGATCCAAGGTATAGTTTTTGAATTTAGCATTTCAGGAAGGCGATAATAAATGGCAGGTTATACAAGACAATCCGCACCTGATATTATCAATGGCGCAGAGGTAACCGCACCACCGTTAATTGCAGAGTTTAACCAGATAGAAAGTGCTTTTTCTGGAACAACGGGGCATTCACATGATGGTAGTACGGGAAATTCTTTAAAGATTAATTTACAAACATCTGTTTCTGGTTATCTACTACCTGCAAATGGTGGAACAGGGGGCCAGAACAATGTTCAGGCAACTTCAAACCCGACTATTACAGATGATGTCAATGCAGGATACGCTCCTGGTAATATATGGCTTAATACTTCTACAAATCGTTTTTTTGTATGTGCAGTAAATACAGCTTCTGCAGCCGTTTGGCATGAGATCGTAGCCAATACTGGAACAAGTATAACGCCTGAAACAACCAACACCGTTGATATTGGCTCATCTAGCCTGAAGTACAAAGACCTTCATCTTGAAGGAAACGCCCTTATGGGCGGCACTCTTGGAGTGTCAGGTCTTAGTACCCTCGCTTCACTCAACTCCACAACCTCTACTTTAGGCTCAGTTACTGTCGGTGGGTCAGGTAATAATGGATCAATTAATGGAGTAGTAATCGGTAGCACAAACCCAACTGGGATAACTGGTACTACAATTACTGCAAATAATGGCTTTACTGGTAATCTTACTGGTGACGTAGCAGGTAATGTAACAGCGTCCTCTGGTACAAGTACTTTCAATAACACTACAATAAACGGAACACTAACAGCCTCACTTACTGGTAATGTGGCAGGTGATGTTACTTCTACAGGTACTTCTACCTTTAATAATGTAACTGTCTCAGGTACGTTAAATATGGATGGCGGCACAACTGCTACTATCCAGAATTTATCTGCACCAGTTAATGCAAATGATGCTGCGAGAAAAGTGGATGTTGATACAGCCGTATCTAACCTAGTAGATAGTTCTCCTGCAGCCTTGGATACTTTGAATGAACTTGCTGCAGCTATCAACGATGATGCAGGATTTAGCACAACTATTACTAACAGTATAGCTACAAAACTACCTCTGGCAGGTGGCACTATGGCAGGTGCAATCGCTATGGGTACAAATAAGGTTACTGGTGTAGGTGATCCGACAAATGTCCAAGATGTTTCAACCAAAAATTATACCGATACCCAAGACGCTACTAAATTAAACTTATCAGGCGGCACTATGTCTGGGGTTATAGCAATGGGAAATAATGCTATAAGCGGTCTTCCAACGCCTCTAAGTAATGACCAAGCAACTAGTAAGGCGTATGTGGACGGTATTCTTGGGTCAGCAAATAATGCTTCAGCTTCCGCTACTGCATCAGCTAACTCAGCGGCTGCAGCCCTTGCCAGTGAGAATGCGGCTTCAGGTCATGCGACTACAGCCCAATCAGCAATCGTTTCATCACAACAGTTTTTAGATACTTACTTCGTATCAGCAAATGCTCCAACAGGTGCAAGTGTAACATTAGGAGATTTATGGTTCGACACAACCGCCAATCAGATGAAAGTTTTTGGTTCTGGTGGATTTCAGAGTGCAGGTAGCTCAGTAAACGGTACGGCTGAACGTAAAGATTACACTGTTGGAACTAACTCAGGCAGCTACAGCGGATCACTAACTACGTTCCCTGCAGTATACGATCCAACTTTTTGTGATGTATATTTAAACGGAATAAAATTAGCACCTTCAGATTTCACCGCCACAGATGGAGCCAATGTGGTCTTGGCCTCTGGTGCGGCTACAGGAGATTCAATCTCAATTGTTTCTTTTGGAACCTTTTCACTGGCAGACCACTACAACAAAACGCAGGTCGATGCATTCATCGATGATGTAGAAACTCTAGCATTGGCAGGAATTTAAAATGGCAATTAATACAACTACAGTTGAATCAAATTTAACTACTAAACTTAACGCTACTAGTGGCACAACAGATGCAAAAGAGTTCTTGCTGTTAGGCAAGGCAGTTGAAGCATTAACTCCATCAGTAACAGTAACGAGCATTCAGACTGAGGGTACTACTCAGGTAGGCTTAGTAACAGCCGAAGGTACTACTCAGGTAGCAGCGGTACAAGCTGCAGGTTCTGGCTATCTTACTACCTCTGCAGCCGCTAGTACATATTCACCTTTAGCTAATCCAACTTTTACTGGCACAGTGAATGCAGCCGCCCTCACATTATCTGGCGATTTAACGGTCAACGGTACTCAAACTGTACTGAATACTGCCACACTGACAGTAGATGATTTGAATATCACTGTGGCTGACGGTGCGGCTGATGCAGCGGCTGCAAACGGTGCAGGTCTGACGGTAGACGGTGCAGGAGCTACGTTCAATTATGCCTCTACTGGTGACAAGTGGACTATGAATAAACCGCTAGATGTCACTGGTGCGGTTACGGCTACTGGGGTTACAGTAAATGGGCCACTTAAAATAAATGAAGTACATGAGAATGTGCAAACTACTACTGGTGCAGGTGGGTACACTGAGTTTGCAATAATGAACTATGCAATTCTGTTTAACACTGCAAACCAAACATCAAACGCTACCGTAAACTTTGTTGGTGATGGGTCAAATACACTAGACAGCATTATGGCTGTAGGTGAAAGCATAACTGTAGCTAATATGCGTACTCAAGGCAGTACAGCTTACTACATAAGTGTAGTGCAAATAGATGGTTCAGCCGTAACTCCTAAATGGGTTGGTGGTGCGCCTACTGGGGGTAATGCAAATGCAATAGACTCCTACACTTTCACAATTATCAAAACTGCTTCTGCAACTTTTACAGTTTTAGCAAACCTAACAGCTTATGAATAATAGAGGTAAATCAGAATGATATTTCCAAGAAAACCTCAGATATTATACGCCCCAATGTTGGCTACTTTTGGCGGTGGGTCTGCTAATGGGTTTAGGTCTGCTAGTAGCGGTAGTACCCCTTACCCATTTATCTTTTATGCTTCTGACCCAATCTCTTCTAACAGAAATTATTTTGCTAATAGTGGGTTTAGTCATGTATCCACTTATAGTGGATATCCTATAACTTCTGGTGGAGTATCAATATCAGGAAATGCTTCTAACTATGTTAACTACACTAACGCTGTAGGTAATAGTAATTTAAAGTTTGGTACTATGCACCTTACTCAGGTTGCCTGTGCGTTGCTAGGTACACAAATAGTAGAAGTCCAAGGCTGCAGAGGCGGCAATATGAATAATCCATCTGCCACTTATAGCCCTGGAATTGTGTATGGCGGTTTAGGAAGTAAACTAACTGTTGAGGTAGACTTTGTATCATTATTTAATCAATACTCGCAAAGTGGCACTGTATACATTTATTTCCTGTCTGGAAGAAGAGGTACAGATCTACTTCTTAGTGGCACAGGTCAGGAGTCTCCTGCTTGTGGTGGGGGTGGTGCTACAGTTATGGCTGTTCACACAGGGGGTACTAGTTTCGCTCCAATTATAGTTGCAGGGGGCGGCGGTGGAGCTTATCACAATGATAGTTCCCAACCTTATCAAAGACCTGGATTATATGCGTTTTGCCCTGCTTTAGCGAATATTACTACCTACCAACAATGGAACACATATCCAAGTAGTGGAACCTATCCTGGCAACCCGTCCATTACTAGCAGCCACCGCCCTTGGTCACAGCACAACTATGGAACTGGCTCTGGTAGTGGTTCATCATGGGATTATAAGTCAATTACATATCAAGGCACAGGCTCATATCATGCCGAAATTCCTTCTTTACACGATCATTTTAAAGAACTTTTCTCAAACCAAACTACGCCTTGGAATTTAATTAATCCTACAAATAGCGATTCCATGAGTGATGGTACTGTTGTTGGGGGTTTTGGTGGCGGTGGTTCTTCATCGTATGGTGGAGGAGGTGGAGCAGGTTATTTTGGTGGCTTTGCAGGGTATTATGGACCTGGTTCTGCTAATTTTGGAAAAGCTAGAGGTGGTCAAAGTTTTTATGACTCAAACCATTGCACATTAGTAAGTGAAGCTTTTTCTAATAATGTTTTTGGTCAAGTCGCAATTTACGCTTAATAATTTAAGGAAAATACTCATGTCTAAAGCAAGGCTTTTAGCTGATCTTATGAGAGACAGCAAAATCTCCCTCGCAGAGGTTCAAGGTTCAGCCTCTGCTTCGGACTTCAACGTAAACGAACCAAACTACAACACTTCCGATATTAGCCTCAATTTGAAGGTCGAGGCTCTTGAAGATGAAAATTTACTCAATTTAGGGGTCTAGAAAATGCCAACAACAAATACAAATTTTACTTCGCTCATAACAGCGATTGATACCAAGGCGCAGTCATTAGCTGCATCTACAACTGATCCTAAAGACCTTGTGTTCTTAGGTAAAGCGGTTGAGGCTTTAAACGTACCAGATACTGTTTCTGCTATTATTGCAGAGGGAGACACTCAGGTCACTACAGTTAACACTGCAGGTACTACTCAGGTAGGTAATGTAAATACTGCAGGTACTACTCAGGTAGCGGCTATTCAGGCTGCAGGTGGAAGTTATGCTACACAAGCTAATGTGGATGCACTAATTTCTACAATAGCAGTGACAGCCGTCACTGGTGCTTTCATTATTGATGGAACAAATAAAAAAGCACTCAACTTATCGCCATCAGTAACTTATCGTTTTGATGTTTCAGATGCTTCAAACGCAACGCACCCACTGAAGTTTTCAACAACAGCAGATGGTACTCATGCCAGTGGTACTGCATTTACTACTGGTGTTACAGCTGTAGGTACTCAAGGTACTGCAGGTGCATATGTTCAGATAATTGTTGAGCAAGATAGCGTTAATTTATTCTACTACTGTCATGCCCATAGTGGCATGGGTAACACTGCGTATTCTGCTTATAATGTGCTTTCTACTGCACCTTCAGATGGAGAAGTCTTATCATATTCTGCATCACAAGGAGCATACATTAATACGGCAGCTTCGTCAGGAGGGAGTGCTGTAGAAGTAGCTGACATTACATTAGATACCCATTCAGATAATCTTAATAGTTTCTCTAAATATCTAAACTCATCAAACCTTAATGCTTACATACAGACTGTAAGAATAAGAGGATTGGATAATGCTACGTTAGCGTTTGGCGGTGCAAACACTATGGTTCATACTGGTTCTACTAGTGGTAATATGCAGCATAACTTTGCCCTGTTATCAGCAAATCAGACTACTGGTGCGATTTCAACTGTAAATTGTATTACTACTCACAATAACACTGGTAGTACAGCAGACTATTCAACCTTCGGCAAGGCGTCCGACGAATGGACAGGTAGATATACCTACATGGGGCATGTTCCCAGAAATGGTAGCAGTCATACATATGGTTATGATATGGTTATGATTTATGGCACTTCTAGTCAAGATTCTGACCACTCTAACAATAGTAATTACTACCCACACGGCAATTATGGTAGTAGCAGTCAGTATGTTGCTCCAAGTGAGCGTAGGTTAGGTGGGGCTGTAAATCATTTTCTTGAAGGTTATACCGCTAGTGGCGGTAAAGCTACTGTTATGGAATATAAATATGGCTATAATGCCACCTCTTTAGCTAATACATCAGCACACACTGCAGGATTTTCAACATCAGCAACTTCTACTCAATATAGAGTTCATTATTTTAATCAGTATGATGTTACCAATGAGCCATACTATGATGCCTTTCATTCTGTTACAGAAGGTCTTTATGGCAGGAATAGATCAAATGGAAATTGGGGAAATCTAGGTTCGTTTACTGGAATGAGTGCAGATTATACTGCGTGGTTTCTTTCCAATGGAAATACTATTATTGAAAATAATGGTGCAATGTGGCTGATAACTAGTAGTGGAGGCATCTCAGCCCTACCAAGCACTTATGCTCATCCATTTATGAGTATTGCTTATATGAATCATTATGAATTTGCATGGAATGTTGGAACTGATGAATGGATACAAGCACTTCCTCAAGGTCAGTTTTTAAAGTTTAAATTTAATCCAAGCACAGGGCAAGTTACTGCATCTAATAATAAAGCAGTAGTTCCTGCTATTGCTGAAGCTGCTTATGGGGGAAATTTTCATCAAAAAAGGGGGTTTTGGTCAGCAATGAACCCCACTAGTATTGGGGGCAATGGTTCGATGTTTACCTTTGGTAACGAAAACTCAACTGGGCATGGTTATGGTAAATCAAAGTTATTTTTTATTGGGGGCGATGGTGCATATAAGACAATTGTAGCTGCTACTTATGATCTTGTACCTGTATTAAATGTCTTAACCTACGCTTGATAAAATTATTTTTAAAAAGGAAATATAATGGCTTTCAAAGATATGGACGATTTAAGAACACAAAGGGATTTTGCATTAACGTCCTCAGATTTTGCAATGTTACCAGATTCCCCTTACCCAGAAGTCCGAAAAATAGCAATTTCACTCTATAGGCAAGAGCTTAGAGATTATCCTTCAAAAGTTGATGAAGATGATCTAGAAAATGCAGAGCTTCCAACAAGCATTCTTTAATATACTCTTGCACAACCTGCTTTAAAGTGGTATACTTCTGAGTAGATTAATTAACAAAATCAGGTACTTATGTTTATAACGAGATCTCCTCAAAAAGAGGATATTTCTGCCATAGTTTCAATGGCAAAGGACTTCCAACAAAATAGTTTATTTAAGGATTGCGGCTTCGATGAAGACAAAGTTCGCCAGATAATTCTTAAATGCATAGACCCAACTAAACCGTATTTTATGACGGTGGGTGAACAGGATGGAATTATTCTTGGGGCATTCTGCGGAGAAATATCAGAATACTTTTTTAGCAAAAATCGTATCGCTACTGATTTAGCTATTTATGTAAATCCAAACGACAGAAGATTTACTTTAAAGTTTTTGAATAAAGCAATTGTTGAGTTTGAAACTTGGGCAAAAAAGTGGGGGGCAATGGAAATATGTATTGCCCCTTCTTCAGGAGCTTACAGCCCCTCTTTTGAAAAATTTTTGCAAAAGAAAAAATACGACAGAATAGGTTTTATAACCAAGAAAGGAATATAATATGTGTGGTGGCGGCGGCGGTGCTTCAGCAAGTGAAGTAAAAGGCATTGTAGATACATCTGTAGCACCTCTTGTAGAAGCAGGTACTGGGATACAAAATACTTTAGGTACGGCTACTGAAGGGGGTGTTGTTCAAGCCACTGGCGGTACAATGAGTTTGCCTACTACAGTGGTTGATCCTGTTACAGGTGCTGTTACTGCAGGAGATCCTAAAGTAGTAGATTATGGTGGTGGGGATGTTGCCGTAACAGGCACTGTTAAAGGGGATACAGAAGGTCTTCTAGCAGGTCAGTCCGATATTTCAGATCAGGTTAGTTCAGGATTCGCAAACTTTAATCCTGTTAATGTGACTAACACTACGATTGATACCTCAAACTTAGCGAAGTCGGCTGCAATGGATTCAGGTTTTGCCGCATCTGTTGAAAATCAAAATAAGATCTTAGCCGACACTGGTCAAATAGGCGGCATAGCCACTGATGTAGGGACTATTACAGATGATGTTGGGACTATCAAAGGAGATACCGCAAAGATTGGTGGTATAGCTACAGATTTAGGAACCGTGAAAACTGGAGTAAGTGGATTAGCTACGGATATATCAGATTTGTCTGGTGAACAGAGTACGGGATTCAAAGATCTTACAGGCGTAGTAAATAAAGGTTTTACTAATGCAGGTACGGAGATGACGAAAGGATTTACAGACGCTCAAACAGATCGTGACACGCTGTCTGCAGACGTTCTAGGGGGGCAAGGGAAACTACAAGAATATCTAAATGATATGTCTGGTAGAGCCGATACTTACTATGAAGGTCTATCAGGTGGTCAAGCTACCCTTACGGAAAATTTGGGCGGTCTACAGTCAGGTTTTACAGATTTTCGTGATGCTTATGATGCAAACACTACTCTAGCAAATCAAACCCGTTCAGAACTGCAAGACTCTGTTGTAGGCGGTTTTAACCGTATGCGTGGAGATATGGGCCAAGGATTTTCAGATACAACTTCTGAGGTTAGAGATGTGGGGAATACAGTAACAAAAGGGACTAGCACAGTAACAGACGCTCAAAATGCGGCTGCTACAGACTATACTCAGGCTATTACGTCTTTAGCTGTAGGTATGAATGCAGCCACCAGTGAAGAAGCTGCAGAACAAGGCGATATTATGCAGCGTCTTGATACGGTAAGAAACATTTTATCTCAGCAAGACATTAACATTTCTGACGATATGAGAAATCAGTACACAAAACTTGCTACATCTTTTGACGCACAAGGAAAACTAATTAGAGAAAGTGTAGATCAAAATGGTAATGTTACCAGACGTGCTATGGACGATCAAAGCAACGTCTTAATGGCTGAATTTAACGCACAAGGCGGCTTGCTTAATCAAAGTGTTATCAATGTAAACTCACTCCTGAACCAGATGGATCAGATAGGATATACTAATGCAAACGTCCGTGGTGCAATTGGGGATAGATCACCACAGAGTTTAGTTAACCCAAGGGCAGCGGTAGAAAGCGGAATTATGAGTAGGGATGGTACTTTCTTTAACACAATTGGATAAAATATGCACCCTAGAATAACGAGTGATCAGGGCATAAACCTGATAAAAAAATTTGAAGGACTAGCAAAGGAACGGGACGATGGCATGATAGTGCCATACCGTTGTGCGGCTAATGTTCTCACGATTGGATACGGTCACTGCAAAGGCGTAAAGAAGAATATGACGATCACAAAGGACGAAGCAGAACAGCTTCTACGGGATGATCTGAGGGTCTTCGAGCGTGAGGTTAAAAACCTTGTGACCGTACCCTTAACCCAATACCAGTTTGATGCGCTAGTATCTTTCTGTTTCAATTTAGGAAGTAGTGCTTTTGCAAGCTCGACTCTAAGGAAAAAATTGAACTCAGGAGATTATTCTGCAGTCCCTGCACAACTAATGCGTTGGAACAAGGCACGGGTTAATGGTGTTCTTAAACCCCTCAACGGGCTTACTCGCAGACGATCAGCCGAAGCTGCTTTGTTTACGATGGACTCACAATTACCAAGTGATGATCCTGATGTACCAATGGCTCAAAAGGTTACGGTACAGGATAAGAAACCCCTGACTAAATCTAAGACTATGGCAGGTGTCGGTATTGCAGGTGCAGCCACGGGTCTAAACGAAGTTGCAGGTCAGCTAGAGGGATTAGCTTCTTACTCAGGAAACCTACAGACCATATTTTTAATCTGTGCGGTGGGCGGCATAGCATTGGCTGCATTCGCACGATGGAAAGACCAAAAGGATGGCGTAGATGTTTAGCATCTTCGGCAAGATTAAAGACCTAATTATTGCGGCCTTAGTTATTGCCCTGCCCATCCTCTACATCGTTGGTCGGGTCAAAGGTAAAGCTGCAGAGAAGAATAAGATTTTAAAAGACGAAATAAAGGCCAAAGAAAAGGCTACAGATTTTTATAAGGCAATGGCTGAACATGAAGAAGATGGCTCTCTTGGTACTCGCAGTGGTCTTACTGACAGGCTGCGAAAAGACGGTTTATAGGACTAATCTCGAAGTCTACTGTCCACCCCTCAAATCATACTCAACGGATTTTAATGAGATACTAGCTGTGGAGTTAGATGTCTTGGACGAAGCTTATGAAGCAATCCCTGAAGTAGTTACGGATTACATAAAACTGCGTGATCGTATTCGGGTCTGCGAACAAGAAAAGGATGATCTATAATGGGATTATGGTCAAGCACCTTCGGTGGGGGAAATTCCCTTGAACAATCCATAGCTAATGTTACCACATCCGATGATGATACAGTGTATAGCAGTGGAGTATTAGTAGATAAAAATACTGGTAATGCAGTAGATGATAGTAATGCTACTGTTGGAAATGATGGTAGTGTTATAACAAGCAATTCGTCAGATGGCGGCAACAACATAATTTCTAATGTGACTACTGATATTACCAATGCAGCAAGCGGTTTCGCAAATGATGCGAAAATGGGCTTTGATAAGTTAACACTTAGTGAAGAAGCCTTTGTTAAAAAATATGGTAAAGATGTAGCTGATGATTTTAATCATAGAACTAAGATTACAAGCCTTGCGAATAATAAACCAAACCTAACTACAGCCGAACTCGAAGGGTTAGGATTAAGTGATGAAGATATTGCGTCTTATAATTTTAAAGTAAAAGCAAACTCTGACGGTTCAGGCGGTGGTGGCGATGATAGCCAAAGCGGTGGAGACAATGCCGACGATGCAGGTGATGGCTCTACTGAAGCTACGGGTAGTCTAGTATCGGAAGACAATATCTTAAAAATGTTAGAGTCTTCTGGTTTTATCAAAAGCCAAGAAGACCTAAAGGAGCTACTTAAAAATCCTTCTAAGTTCCTTACAGACAGGGGTGCTAATCTCTCCGACATTGCAAAAACGATACAAGTAGATCCTGACGCACTTGGAACGATGCTTGATCCTACTAACGAGAATTACGCACTTGGGAATTTGAGTAAAGCTGATGTATCTACAATTGATGGTACGGTAAAAATAAATGTTCCTACAAAGCCTACCTTAGATGACCTTACTGTAGATTCTGCTTTAAGTGACCTTAATAACGAAAAGTTTAACGTCAAAGCGATTGAGGGAACCGTCACAGACGATATGACTGTAGACCAAGATGCCCTGAAGTTAGATAAAAAGGGATTGGGTACAGGGGTAAACGAAGACGGTACAATTAATTATACAGGCGTAGCTCTGAACGATTATGCCGTCCAAAAGTTTGGTAGCGTAGTAAATACAAGCACAGTAGACGGTAAGCTATTAGCTAACGCTTTAGGTGAAGGAAACTATGTAGATAGCAAAGCTACTGTACTAGGTCAGATGGATCTTATTAGTGAGCAATTTGTAGATAATAATGGTAATCCTAAAATACCAAGTTGGGCGCAGGGTGTATACGGAAGTATAACTACCGACATGGCATTTAGTGGCCTTACTGGTACTCAAAAGATGGGTATAATGTCCAAAGGCTTGATGGAAGCCAGTTTGTCCATAGCAAAAGATGAAGCC